ACTGCCCGGTTAACTGAGCAGCGCTCAAAGATCTGTTAAGGTCTTTATCAGTCAACGCCCCTCGAAGATCAGCAGCGGCTAATGCTCTTGAAGCATCGTCTGCTGTAAGTTGACCACGAGATTTGGCAATATCAACGAGCTTTTGAGCATCTTGAGAGGTAAGTTGTCCAGAAGACTGGCCAATCTGAATAAGTCTAAGAGCATCTTCAGAAGACAAACTTGCCATTTTTGCGCCAATATCTGCAACGCTTTGGCCGCTAGCCAAAAGACGATTGGCATCGCTTGTAGTAAGTTCCCCAACTTTTGCTCCAGCATCAATAAGAGCTCGCTGCTCATTAACCCCCAACTCGCCAGCCGTTCCGGCTAACTGCGCCGCTCTATTTTTATCCTGAGCAAAAATATCTGCTGCTTGACCATAGCCCGCTTGAAGCGCCTTGGCCTGTTCGCCAAGTACCGCCTCTTGAACGTCACGCAAGGCACGAGCACCAAACTCGCCCATCCGTGTGCTGCCCTTGCTTGGTCCAAATTGACCAGCACGAATAAACTCTTCGCTAACTGCCGGAAGATATTTATCCTGAAGTTGACGAGCGCCAATATCTGCAATTTGTTTTACAACACCCTCTATATATGGGCTCATGTACTCTTTAGCGTATTCAGGAAATTGCCTAGAAGCAACATCAAAATATTTTTTAGCAGAAGACAAAGGAGACTTATCAAGAGCTTTTTGAAAATATTTTTCAGCTTCTTTTGAAGATGAGGTACTTCCTGCGCGAGCAATAGAGTCTAATGCTTCATCAGAATACTTGCGCATAACGTCTGCGCCTGAAATTGCAGCAGCCTTGTTAAAATAAGGACTGGCCGCTCCAGAAGCAGACATTTTTATAGCATCTGAAAACCCCGGCTCAGCAGCTAAAGATGCTTTAATTTTTTCAGCGTCTGCAATCCCAGCTCCGGCAGCGCCCATGGCCGTTGTGCTTAATGCACGATCAACTAAAGGCTTTGCCGCGCCTGCTCCAGACATTGCTCCTGCTTGAGTAAAGCCGGGCTCTGCCGCGCCTAAACCAGAAATACTAGAGGCTTTGTTAATAAAAGGCTGAGCTGCTGCTGACCCCATCATGGTTCCAGCGCGAGAAAGATCCCCAGCCGCTGCCCCAAGGCCACTAATTTGCCCAGAAGTGTCTAACGCTAAAGATGCTTTATCTATAAAAGGCTTATAAGCGCTTGCTGCATCTTTTGTCGCCTGAAAACCTTCAAGTTCATTTTTAGTAAACCCCGCAATACGAGGGCCGGGGAAGGCTGAATAAGGCATATCCGCAAGCGCCTTGGCCCGCCCCAGCATGTCAGTTGTGTACTGGGTATACCATTCAGGCAATTGAACCTGAATAGACTCGTTTGTTGTCTCGGGAGTCGGGGCATCGCCCTCAAACAGAAAGTCAGTCACACTCATTAGGTCAACCCTCCGCCCATATACTTATCAGGCGACTTAGCGTCTGGACTAATCCGGCCACGCGATAGGGCACGACCCTTATGCTTTCGGATATTAGCACGGAATTGGTCCAGTCTACGCGCCCCCTCCTTGGTTGAGCCATCGCCCAGCAAAGCCAAGGTTTCAGCGTCAATAACGTATTCCCCGTCGCTCAACAGGGCAGGAATAAGATCGTCCCGACCAGAACCCGGGCCGTCATAATACCGCTGCTCGTTGGACCCCCTATCCTCATACCCCGTCAGTCCGCCATCGGCAAAGGTTGGTTGCTTTACAAACCCACTAGGAGCAGCTTGAGTCCCTTCGCTAAAAAACTTGACCTCAGGCCGGGTTCCATAAGTGTAATAGTCAATGTCTGGGCTAAGCGGCGTTCGGTTATAGGTATAAGTAGGCAATGCTCCTCCGGCCCCCGTTTTTGGGGCAGTAACAGGAGTAGTCTTTTTAGAAGATGATGAAGCACTCAAAGCAGTCAATAGTTTCAATATGCTAGAAATATCTTGATATTTTGATAAATATCCCCTGATTTTTTCAAAAGGATCTTCTTTAGGCTGCTCAATTTTTGTTGGCTCTTTAGGCATATCAACCGGAGTGCTTGTAGGCACGTTAACCGGAGGAATCTCCAAAGGAGCATCAACAGGTTTTTTCCCCTCAACCCTAACTTCCTCAAGATCCTCAGGTTTTGGTTCCGAAGGCTTTGTCTCTGGCTTAGCAGGTTCTGTAACCCCAGCATCTAACGGACTAGACGTAGGGGGAACAACAACTGGAATTGGAGTCGTAGCAACTGGCTTACCCGTAACCGTAACTTCCTCAAGGTCCTCAGGCTTCGGTTCTGAAGGCTGTGTCTCTGGCTTAGCAGGTTCTGTAACTCCAGCGTCCAGAGGGCTAGAGGGAGGAGGCACAACCGGCGGAGGGATAGCCAAAGGAGTCTCAACAGGCTTTTTCCCCTCAACCCTAACTTCCTCAAGATCCTCAGGCTTAGGTTCCTCAACAGGCTTAGTCTCTGTTACAGGAGGCTTTTCAATAGTAGTCGCAGCCCCTGCTGCCGGAACAGTTGTTGCCAACGGCGAAGTAGGAACGGCTTTTGGCGTTGTAACAGTAATCTGGTCCAAAGGCGCGGGCTCTGGAGTTGGCGTTGGTTTAGCTGCGGTATCCAGCGGAGAAGTTGTAGAGGTCGTTCCCCCACCGCCCCCGCTACCAATCGCAGCGCCTGCGCCAACCGCTCCCGCACCAGTAGCCAAAGCGCCGCCAGCACCGCCAGCGCCAGTAGTTACCGTAACTGTTGGCAATGCTCCCGCAGTAGCACCAGCCCCGGCACCCACCCCTGCGGCAGTACCAGCACCCGCCCCAGCGGCAGTACCAGCCCCCGCCCCAGCACCAGCTCCAGCCCCCGCCCCAGCGCCTGTCGTCGCCGCAGAGCCAAGTCCAGCAGAAGTTGCAAGAGTGTTTATTAAAGCGCCAGCGCCAAATACAGCGGCACCAATTGCAATTGCCTTCCACAGGTCAAAGCCGCTTCCTTCTTTTTCACTAGACTTTAAGCCTAGCGCACGCTCAAGCATCGGGTAGCCAGTATCAGAAGTTGTAAACCCTTCTGGACCAGCCTGCCCCCAAACAAATGCTCCGCGATCCTCAGCGCCTTTTGGATCAAAGGTAAACAACCTATCAAAGTCAGCGCCTTCTTTACTAACAGCACTTTTAATAAAGCTCTCAGGCATAGCATTAACAAATGCCTTAGCCTCGTCTTTAGTAAACGGATTGCGAAGGTTTTTAAGCTGTGACGGGTCAGTCAACAAACTCTGTAAATTGTTGTCCTGTGCATATTTGTATGCTTCAGAAAAATTATTCCCAGAAAGCAACTTTGAAAGCTGCTGACGCTGAGGCAGCGTATTTGAATAATTAGCCTGATCTTTTTCAAGATTGCTAAGACGAGTGCTAAGGCCATCATCAAGAGCCTTCTTCATCTCGGGATTCAAAATCCCCATTGAACTCAATTTTTCAATTTGTTTATTGTGCTCAGCAATTGCTTCATTTTTTGAGTTTGTATAAAGAGTGCCAGCGTCAAGATCAGCCCCAGCGCTTCCCGTGGTTGTCAAATTAGGAACAAGAGAAGGCTTTGCTCCAAAAGCATCATAAATATCAATCCAACTCGGCGGCTTAGGAGCAGGCTCCGGAACGCTTGATAGCGGAGATTCTTTTGCAACTGGAGGCTCAACAACATCAACTTCTTGAGCATATTCCAAAGGAGAAGTCTCGGGCTTTGGTTCGCGCACTGGCTCTGGCGCAGGAGCAGGCTCTTCATCAACCTTTGAAAGCGGTCCTTTAGCGGCTTCTTCTTGTACTCGCGCTGCCTCCTGCGCAGCCTTACGGGCCTGCTCCGCTTCGGCGGCTTGCCTTGATTGTTCTGCTTGAGCAAGGCGGTCAAGTTCTGCCTGTCGAGCCGTTCTTTCGGCTTCGGCCCGTTGCGCCGCCTCACGTTCAGCCGCAGCCTGTCTTGCTTCTTCTGCAACACGAGCCTCTTCTGCCTGTCTCTGAATCTCGGATTGTCGCTGCGCTTCTGCTTGGCGTTCTTGCTCCATGCGAGCCTGCTCAGCAGCAATTCGCTCTTGCTCCCTGCGGGCCTCTTCGGCCTGACGACGAGTTGTTGCCTCTTCCTCTGCGCGACGAGCAATTTCAGCCTCGCGAGCTAATTGGGCTTCACGGGCAACTCGTTGCTGCTCTGCTACACGGGCTGCTTCTTGCTCAGCCGCAATACGCTCGGCTTCTGCACGGCGCTGGGCTTCGGCTTCCGCTTGACGACGGGCCTCTTCTCTTTGTTGCATTTCCGCTAACTGACGCTGCCTTTCGGCTTCGGCCTGCCTAGCCAACTGGGCCTGACGGGCTTGCTCAGCCTGCCTAGCCAACTCTGCCTGACGGGCTTGTTCCAGCCTAATCTGTTCTTGTCGAACTTGCTCAAGTCGCTGCTCTTCAGCAATACGAGCCTGCTCCTCCCGCCGCATATTTTCTTGCCGCAGCAAATCTTCTCGCGCACGCTCTTCCGCAGCCAACCGAGCAGATTCGGCTTTTCTAACTTGCTCTTGGCGAATTTGCTCTTGACGAGCTTCTTCTGCTCTACGGGCTTCTTCTGCTTGGCGAGCCGCTTCTGCTTGTCTAGCCTCTTCAGCTATCCGAGCCGCTTCTGCTTGGCGAATCGCTTCAGCACGCCGAGCCTCTTCAGCCTGTCTAGCCTCTTCAGCCTGTCTAGCCGCTTCTACCTCTTCGCGCGCAATACGGGTCTGCTCCATCGCATACGCATCCAAAGCCGCACGCCGGTCTGCTTCTTGTTGCTTATAACGGCGCTCGCTCTCTAGCTCCTCTTCCCGCTGCGCAGCCAGTAACTGTTGCTGAAATTCGTAATCTAGACCTAAGCCGCCGGAATATCCGCCAAAATAAGGTTCTGCAAAAGGAGCAGGAGCGTAATCGTTTAGACCGCCACCACCGCCACCACCGCCACCACCGCCACCTGTGCTTGCTGATCCTTCGTCGTAAAGAGTCTCAAATACCTCTTCCTCGGCCATCGGGACTTCGCCATAAGTATAAAATCTAGCCATGGCTCACCTAATCCAAAATCTGATAAAACCGAGCAGCCCAATCGCGCCAATCAGAAAAGTCATACGGAGACGGCGGATTCTTTTGCGAAATACCATTGATTCCAATGATACCTGCCGCCCACCGTTGCCAGTCCTCTTCCTTGTCTAAGCGCCCAATTGCAGCGTATCGCTCAAGATCAAACACAGTAAAGTCAGCCCAATCACGCAAACTGTGATAGCGCGGATCAGTCAACTGACTCACGGGTTTTCTCCCAAAATGGTTGCCGTAGCCGGTTCAATATGAGCAATAACCTGCCCCATCTGGTAATTCCCGCCAACCGTGTTGCTTTCAAATCTTAACCGCATCTCACGGCGTATTTCACGGAAATATACCAACTGCTGTTGCTTTTCGGTGGGGGTTGCATAAATCGTCTGAGGAGAACTTGTTACTTCCGCTGATCTGGCATTCGCTCGACCAGTAACCTCTACAGTCATGTTTCCAGACTGGACAAAATCAGGCTCCAAGTACTCAATCCTAAGGCCCATGTTTTGGGGGCTTTCCGCAACAACTAGCGACATATCTGCAGTCTCAAAATACGACTGAATTGGACGAATCTCGCTGCCGTTAATTTCGTCCGTGCCGTACTCGTGTTGCCATATAACATACCCTTTCGGGTCGTTAATAATGCGCGGATTTCCGTCCTCGGTCACTCTGAGCTCAGTATTTTCAATGCCACGGTACTGAACCTCTTCAGTGTCAATCACACCGGCAACGAGAGGCGAGTTAAACACCTGTGCGTAAATACCAGCCGACCGACCTCCGTTGGGCAATTCGGTGTCGTACCACGTTTCCTCACGCACATTGTAAATCACAGCATGACTGCATTCAGTCGATGAACCTCGCGGATAACACCACCAAATTTCGCCCCAACGAGGCACTTTAAAGGCAAAAACCTTTTGTCGCTGTGCGTAGTTAAGATTGTCGTAAAACCAGTTCAGGTTAAGCTGATTTGGCACTTCCCGTACAACGCCGTTAAACATCAAGAATCGGTCAACGCCGCACCAGAAGTACAAACCATCGTACTCAATCACGCTCTTCCCAGAGAGTATGCTTGACTGCGAGGTAATGGTATCAAACTGGAAAATAGAGCTACTGCCTACATAAGTCGCCCGAACCAAAGAGTCCAGTGACCAAAATAAACCAGACGGGGCATTACCCGCGCCAGCGCGAAGCGGCATACCCTTGACAATCTTTTGACTTGTAACGCGAGCAGCCCCGGAGTCACCACCAGTCCAATCATCTGTATACCCCGCACGGCTCCATTGAACAAATCCATCGCTGCCATACGCAAACACATACGGCGAAAGAGCTACAATTCCTCCAGATACAGTCACGCTTGGCTCAAGCGTCAGAGCCGATGTGCCATTATCGTAACCACGATATAAAGCGCCGTTAGAGTCAGAAGAAATATCCGACAAATCATAAGCAACATGCGCCAAAATTTCGTTCTGATCCGTTGTGGTGTTGTACGCCACATCAAACGACCAGTTTACGTCAGCATTGCTAACGTATGACGCTTCAGTTCTATTCGTTACAACGCTGCTGTTGCCATTTTGGCTAAGACGAAATCTAAATACTCCATCTTTAGTGCCAATGTGGACGTAGGTATACCCGTTGTGGTTATGAATGTGCATGCCACGAGCAATACCATCCAAGCGATCTTGCAGTGCCCGATACCCACCAATCTTTCGAGGCAAACCGCGCTGGAAACGAACCCACTGCCCGTCAACGTAATAGTTGCCTTCAAATTTCGTTCCGTCCCGCTTAATCCCGGGCTGCGGGCGAATAACTACCGGCTGAAGTGGCATCAGTAAGAACCGCCCTTAATTGGGTCAAGATCCAATGCTACTTGCGCCGCAGCCGCGTTAACAGCCGTGAACACCGCATCGCCTACTGATGTTGCCCCCAAGTTTGTGCGGGCTCCAGAAGCCGTCGTAGCGCCAGTACCGCCTTGAATAATTGCCACTGGAATTGCAATCGTTGCCGTGTCGGCGTCAACTACGTTAGTACCATCGCAATACAAAATGGCGCGAGCACCCTGAGCAACCGTAGTCGTCGGAGACTGTGCAGCCGTCTTGATGCCAAACGTGTACGAGCCGGTGGTCTGGTTGCTGACCCAATACTGCTGAACCGTCGTCGGAACAATAATGTCTCGGCTTCCGGTCAATAGCCCAGTAAAGATATAAGCCGTTTTGTTTAACTCTGCAATTGACAGCGTGTAATCACCACTTCCCGCTATATCAATCGACAAAACACTAAAGGCATATACCGCAGATTGGCCAAATCCAATCGTCCAAAACTCCACGCCATTCGTAATGATGATGCAAGAGTCACTGGGCGACAGGGTAAGCGTAGCCCCGCCGTTAATCGTTTCAGAGCTATTTGGGTCAATCGTCAGGTCACCCGTACCAGAGTTTCTAACCTGAATGAACCAATCGTTGCCCAAAGTAGGAGCCGCAGTCAGAGAAAGCGTGCCCGCGCCGCCAGTCCAAACAATTGCCTTAGAGCGATCATTTACACCAGCCGTGTAGTTGGTGCTCAGCGAAGAAACATCAATTGACTGATTAAGAGTCGTCGCAATTGCTTTAAGGCCAAGTCCAGCCAAGTCCGCAGCATTTGAAGCCGAGGCTGATGCGCCATATTGGAACGAACGCCACGTACCGCCAGCAGTGCTGTTATCCGTCAGGTAAATCTGAAACGTAGATCCAGACTGCGGAGCGCAAATCTGAACTCCAGCATTGCTTTGAACAGTAAACGTATTTGAGCCAACGTTGTTGAAGAGCACCGTTTGGCCATTGCTGGCTTCGGTTGCATCCGGCATCGTAATGACCAAACTCGTCGTCGTGGCATTAACATCCATAATGGATGCTGCAACATTGTTGCTAGGCGCAGTCTCAAGAGGCCAATCAAGAGCCTGACTAACCGTCAGCGAAACGTAGCGATACGATACATCGCTTGGGTAAATATTCGTCCCGCCAAAAACTTGTGTATAGGTTGACACCGTTAAGCCTCCCGACGATTCGCAGACCGATCAACGATCTTTTGAATGTCTTCTCCATTAAGCGCCGCCAGCGCACGGTCATAGTACGACTGCCACAATTGAATACGTGAGTCATCCTTCACAAATGGCGTTGCTTCAACCAAGCACCCATACAACAAAATGTTTGGTGCATATTCAGTTAGCCAATTTGTTTGATTAGTATCGTCCAGCAAAGGCGGAAGTTGATAATACAAAATCTCTACTGGATATGCCTCATCCGGAGTAGGGGCAAAAATCCAGTGGCTATAATCATAATCAGCATAAAACTCAGGCTGATCCGATTGAGTTTCATCAGGCCAAAACTTTCTTAGATACTCATACGACCGAGAAAAAATTGGAGTATGTGTATTGTTGTTATTGCCCGTGCCAATGTTGATACTAATGGTATCGCGCCAACGGTCAGGCTTTGAATACACAGCAAGTCCAGCCTGCATTGTGGTAGTGACTACAGACTGAAACCCTTGGATCTTTAGTTCACGCGCAATTCGCCGCTCAGCTAAATTGATTAGCCTTGGAATCTGCTCGTAAACAATAGGGTCAGTTGCACCGCCACGCTCAAGATAGTTGCGGATGTCAGACTGCAAGCTCGTAAAAGTCATCGAAGCAGGCATTAGGTTACCCTCCGCCACTCAGGTTTGCCCACGCCACGACTGAAGTGCGGGGTATCGACAAGTTTAACCCCGTTGCCGCCCCAAGAGTTCAAGGGATGGAGCGATTCCCAATAGGCACCAAGTGGTGCAAGAACCTTTTTATCGTAAGTCAGTTTGCCGTTCAGGAAGAAGTTTAAATCCACTGCCCGGCGCTGCAGGTGCAGGCTGTTCATAGTCCGTGATCGGCCAGTCTTGACGTAGATCTCTTGCTGCTCAGGTGTGCGGTACAACTCACCAGCCGTCACTACGAAGCCAAGTTCGGTAGCCTTCTCGATCAACTTGCACATGTCCAGCAGGAACGCAGCCTGCTCATGCGCCGCACTCACTTCAGAGCCTCCTTCAACTGCTCTGCCTTGTCCTTGGAGCCTTGCGAGGAGCCAAAGTAGTACGACACGATCTGAGTGCTGATGGCCGAGAGAACGCCCAAGATGTAAATCAAGACGTCCTTGCGGGTCGAGTCCACAGGGTTGTTGTCGAACATCACCACGCCAAAGAGGATAAAGGTCAGGCTGATTACGCCAAGAGCCAGTACCGGGGTGATGATCTTGTTGAGAAGTGGAGCCTTGTCGGAGGTGGCAATCTGAATCTCACGATCCCGAGCAGAATCTACGTCTTTCAGGTAGAGATCCAGTTCCTGCAGGTCCAACTTGTTCTCTTCAAGTTTCAAACGAAGCAGTTCTTCCTCATGCTCCATCTGGGCCATCTGCACCCGAGCCAAATCCTCCGAGGACATGTCGGGCTTCAGTTCCACTCCGAGCTTGTCTTCTACCACCTTCTTGCCCTTGGCAAGGACAGCATTAGCCACGAGACCTAGCCCGTTGGCGAGAAGGGGTTTAAGGATTGGCGCGAGTGCTGCAGGGATCATTTGTCTGCCTTGGTTTCCAGCCGGTCGAAGATCTTTCCAAGCATTTCTTTTACCTCGGCAATGTCGTGCTTGTAGTCAACCTTAGTGACATAGGTATGTGGCATCTGCCGGACGTCTTCATCGAGCCGTTCAAGCGAGCGAGAAATATTATTCAGTATCCAACCGCCAAATACCCCGGCGATGCCTACAATGATGTTGAACAGAATTTGCGTGTCCACGTTACTTCTCCGCCAGAGCCTTTGTGGTGATCGTCCGCAAGACGAGATTGAACACTGCCCCCACCAGCAAAATCATGGCGGCAACGTCCTTGCCAAACAGTGTCGTGAAGTGACCGGCAAACATTTCAAGACTTGCCAATAGAGCAAGAAGAACGTTCCACCAGACAGTCTTTGATTTCAATGCGCCTTTGAAAGTTGCCATGCTCATCACGCCCACCCCCTTGCTGGTGCCTTCGGATTACATGCGAGGTCGGCCAGCGACTCTGGATCGAAGTCAGCCGTCATCACCCGCAAGTTCGCGTGATAGCCCGGCAGCGGTGCCGTCTCTGGCACTTCGCCCATGTCGGTGTCGAGCATCTTGCCCGTCGGCTTGTAAATGGTGCCGATGACGTCCAGTGCAAACTTGTGGCCGTCGGTGACGTGGTAGCCGTTCTTGCCCTTGGTGACGACGCCAGCGGATTCCAGCGCGGAGTACAGGCTGTCGTGGTCGGCTGCTTTGAGGTAAATGTCGATCATACTGTTTCGGCCTGCAAACGCTTGTTTTCTTCGCGCAGCCGCTCGTTTTCGGCGTGTAGGCGACGAAGTTCGTCAGCAATAAGTCCAGCCGGGTCGTCTTTTGAGTCTTTCATTTCAACATAAATAACCCAACTCCAACTATCGTCATGCACGGAAGATTCTTCAATAAGGGCAGCAAGTCGCAATGCTTCGGGTTGCGTGTTCATTTTTATTTCCTTAGGCCGTTAATGCCTGAAGTTGTGCGTTAGAAAGGCGGACGGGGTAGTAGGAGATGCGCTGGATGTAGCCGTTGAGATATACAGAAGCATCGCGTCGACCAATATCTAATTTGTTTACTGTTGGCAAGGTGCCGCTAGTGGCAGTGCCAACTGCGCCGCCATTTACAACCGTTGCAAAATTGTTTAATTGATACGCGGATGCGGTACGCACGCTTTGATTTGCAACAATTGTCAATGTTGTATTGATCTCTGCTTGAACCGCGCCCCCATCAATTACGCGAAATTTTGTTCCCGTTCCGCTCCCTCTATTTTCAATTAAAATTCTTTCGTTGCTTGTGCCGTCTGAAATTTCTGCCGCTGCTTGTTGAGCAGTCATATTGATGCACGAAAACTGCGCCAACAAACTCCCCGTCGCCGCGTTGTACCACGACG